ACGGAACAATATTTTATACTCCTACGGTAAATATCGTATTAAATAGACTTACTAAAGAGGATCAAAATCAAATAAAATTATTAGGACAAACTAAAGTAATTATATTTGCACAATTGAATCAAACAGTAACAGCAACAGGACACGATGTTATTGTATGCTTAGGAAGTGTAAATGGAATGGAACTTAACGCAGGAACTATGGATAGTGGGGCGGCATTTGGAGATAGAAACGGTTACACATTAACATTTGATGGTTTAGAAAATCAACCATTTCAATTTGTACCAGACTTCACTACAAACCCATTTGATAATGCAGCGTTTACATTAGGAGGTGTTGTATCATCTTAAAAATAATTAGTAGTTTTCATATATTCTTTGATTAGGGGGCTTTATGCCCTCTTTTCTTTTTTAAAGGCAAATAAATTCGGCACTTTTCTATTATATAGTAGGATGATACAAGCAATCACACAAACTAACCTAACTACTTACTTACAAACTGAGGATAACCGTATAGACACCTCAGTTAGTTCAGACAAGATTAGGCATCTAGTAAAATTCACTAATGATATGGACAAGTCAGTTCAATATGCTTATTCTACTGAGCATTTAATATACGATAGATACACTAAGTTTGTATTTGATTATAACGCTACTCCTGATGTTTATACAGGCAGGGTTGATTTTACACCAGCAGGATATTACAAATATGAAGTCTATGAAGTAGCTTGGAGTGGTGCAGTCGCTATAAGTGCAGGAAACGCACCTGTAACAGAGGATGATGTATTACCAGTAGGTCCGACTCACGGTGTAGTTCAAGGGCTTGTAACGAAAGGAAAAATGTATGTTGCTGACAAATCAGGAACAGAACAAGTTAAGTACACACAAAGGCAAGAGCCAAGTGGTACTAACTATATATATTATGGACAATAAAAAAAATAAAAAATGGCAATAGAAAACGTACAACAACTATTAACAGAACAATTAGGAAAAAATGGGGGAACAGAAGTATTTGGAACAGATAACCAAACAAGCAAAGACTGGTACTGCGTTGTCTTTCCTGTTGAAAGTGTTATTTTAACAATAACTGCGGCAGATGCCACAGGAGAATCTGCTCTACACGAGAAGACAATGGTAGCAGGAACTACCTTATTTATGAATATAACCCAGATTCAGCTAACTAGCGGTGTTGGTATAGGTTATCACGAAGGAGTTACTACATAAAAATGAGAGTACTTAAATTAGGACAGAGCTTAGTTTCAACTAAAACACCTGCTGTTTTTAAAAATTTATATTCTTTAAATTTTGATGGCGTAGATGATTATGTGAATTATGGGGATTCTAATACTTTTAGTTTTGGTAATGGTACATCTGATACTCCCTTCAGTATGTCAATATGGTTTAAAATGGCTGATATTTCAAATATGCCTATAATTAATAAAACTACTGCGGTATCTGCACAAAGAGAATATTATATGTATATAAACCAAAATGATAAGTTAGTAATGGCATTATTTGACACTAGCACAGGCGGTTATATATTTGCTTCTAGTACTGCGGCTATAACAAGTGTACAAGGCTCTTGGTCGCACGTAGTTTTTACGTATGATGGTGGAGGTGCTGCAACTGATATGACTATATATTTAAATGGATCATCAATAGCGTTATCTACAAGCTCAGGTACAATAGGATCAGGATCATACGTTGCTATGGAAAACACAGCTTTTCCTTTACACGTAGGCTTTTTTGAATTAATTAGTAGATATACTAATGGTAATTTTGATGAGTTTAGTATGTGGAATAAAGAGCTAACTAGTGGTAATGTTACAGCATTATACAATAGTGGTGAACCAACCAACTTATCAGGAGAAGCTGGTCTAATAGGCTGGTGGAGAATGGGTGATCCTAATGGGGCTGCTGCCTATCCGACAATAGTAGATCAAAGCACTAATAGTAATGATGGAACAATGACTAATATGGCATCTGGAGATATAGTAACAGATGTACCGTCTTAAAAGATAACAAAATGATATATGTAATATACGATATGGCAAACTTAGACACGATAGACTTTTCACAAGTGTACGAAGATAGTGTAGACTCATTAAGAGTTTCTATAAATGGTAAAAAAACAATACTAAAATTCACAGGTGAAACTCCTGATTTTTTAGTAGGTTTGTCACAATATACTCATTCAGCAATTTTAGCAATAGTGCAAAGCTCTGAATGGTCTAAAGAATTAGAAATATGAAAGACAATATAATTAACATTAATTTAGAAACTAGCACAGCACCTGTTGTACAAGAGGTACGTGGGCGTGATTGGATTGAATATGGAACAGATGATTGGAAAAACTTATACCCACAATTCCTTATAGACTTGTATTACTCTAGTAGTATTTCTGCTGCTATTATTAACGCTACTGCTGAGATGATCGCGGGGGAAAATCTTATCATAGAGGATGATGATGATAGAAATATGGAAGCTAGAATTAAGCTACAAAACTTTATGAATAGAGCTAATGGTAACGAAAGTTTGCACGAGGTTTTAAAAAAGGTAGCTTTTGACTTTAAATTACAGGGTGCTTTTGCTCTTAACATAGTGTGGTCTAAGGACAGAACTCAAATCGCTGAAATATACCACGTAGGAGTAGAGAAAATTAGATGTGCTAGACCTGATGAATTTGGGAAAACTAAAGGTTATTATATTAGTGCAGATTGGGGTAACACCAGAATAAACAAACCTAAATACGTTCCTGCTTTTAATGTTAATGACAGAACATCTGCCAATCAAATTATGTATGCTGGATTATATAGCCCAAATATGAACTCGTATTTTACACCTGATTATGTTAGTTGTAACAACTGGGCATTAATTGATTCTAGAGTATCTGAGTTTCATTTAAACAATATATCAGCAGGATTCTCTGGTAGCTTTATGATTAACTTCGCAAATGGCATACCATCTCACGAAGAGAGAATTCAGATAGAACAAAGTCTTGCACAGAAATTTACAGGACAAAATAATGCTGGTAAATTCGTTTTGACTTTCTCAGATGATAATACTAGAACACCACAGATACAAGCTATAAGCCCTAGCGACCTAGATAAGCAGTATATTGCTTTACAAGAGCTTTTAACTCAGAACATCCTTTCTGGACACAGGGTGACATCTCCAATGCTTATGGGTATCAAGAATGATACAGGTCTTGGTAGTAATGTAGATGAATTAAACTCGGCTAGTAACTTTTATTTGAATACGGTGGTTAAGCCATTCCAAGATCAAATAGTAAAACAACTGAGAAAGATATTCCAAGTTAACAATATGGATATGCCTGTTAACTTTGTACAATTAAAACCTATCACTTTAGACTTTACATCACAAGACCTTAAAGCGGTTATGACTGAGGATGAAATCAGAAATGAACTAGGGCTTGAACCATTAGACATAGAGGTTAGAGAGGATTTAAGCAAAGTTGGTAGTATGATTACAGACGGAGTAGAATTACCTTTATTTGATACTAAAGAAGAGGCAGAAGCAGAGGCAAAAAAATTAGGTTGTAGCGGCTCACATATACATACACAAGATGGAAAAGAGTATTATATGCCTTGTAAAAATCACGAACAAATTACAAATCTATCTGAGTGTGATTGTGAAAAGCAAAAAGATAAATGTGATTGCGAAAAGACAAAGCTGTCAAAAGAGGCGAAAACTGAATTAGAAAAGTTTATTGATCAGTATGGAGAGGATATTCCAGAGGGCTGGGAATTGATAGATGATGAAATTGTAGATGGCGAACATCAAGACTTTGACTTTGAAAGTGAGTTAAATAAAATAGCTAATCACGAGCCTTTAGAATTAGCTTCAACTGGTATTGCAAGACCAAATGCCAGAAGTAGTCAAGATGGTACTAATAAAGATGATAATGAGTTTTACAAAGTTAGATATGTTTATGCAAAAGACAATTTTTTAAGCCAAGAAGGAGAAACAAGAGATTTTTGCAGATTAATGACTTCAGCTAAAAAAGTATATAGGAAAGAGGATATTATCCAAATGGGAGATAAGGCTGTTAATCCAGGATGGGGTCCTAGAGGTGCTGACACTTATTCTATATGGCTTTATAAGGGTGGTGGTAATTGTCACCATTTCTGGTTAAGGCAAATATATAAAACATCATTAAGAGGTGCTAAGAGCAAAATAAAACCAAGTGAAGCAATATCTTATACTAAAGCATTGTCTGAAGGGTTTACAGCAGAACGAAACGACACGTTAGTAGCAAGACCACCAAAAAGAATGAGAAACGAAGGATTTTTAGAACCAAGATAACTATGGCATACGTATTATTTATATCAGAACAGAAACTAAAAGACAGCACAGCTATCAACTTAAACGTAGATGTTGATCTATTGTTGCCATTCGTAAAAGAGGCACAAAAGCTGTATGTTGAAACTATATTAGGAACAGAGTTAACACAAAAACTTAAAGACTTAATTACAGCAGGAACTATTGGTAATGTAGCTAACGCTGCTTACAAAACTTTACTAGATGATTATATTGGAGATATGCTTCCTGGATATTCTCTTTATCACGCTTTGCCATACCTTAGATTTAAGGTGGAGAATGGCAATATATACTCAAAGACTAGCGAAACTGGAACAGCACTTAGTACAGAGGAGGCGCAGCATTTTAGAGAGGAGGTTTTAAACACAGCTTCTTATTACAGAGAAAGAGCAATAGACTATATAAGAAACAACATATCTAGCTTTCCTGAATATTCTACTAACTCTGGTGCAGATGTCAGTCCAACAACTGACAACTATTACGCAGGAATGAATCTGGAAAGACCACAGCAAGGGAATAAATTAACTTTGAGAGATTTCTTAACACCTGACTTAACATAATGAAAAAATACTATAAAACAAAAACAACTAACATAACAAAGCTAAAGTCCTACTTGGAAACTAAGCCTAAATCAAATAAAAATGACAGATCTAAAAGACACTCTACAAGTAGGAATAGCTAACGGTTCAGCTATTGGTTTTAGTATTACTGATTGCAATGAGGTTCTAACTCTTGTATCTTTAA